CCGGCCCGACATCCTCCAGGGGCTCACCGTGAACAAGGAGAAGGGTTGGGCCGGAAAGCGCAATCCGCTTGATCTCACCGAGAAGGGCGTCGCCTTCGTCCTACCGAAACTCAAGCAGAAGGAGAAGGAGTTCGACGAGGCGCTTGCGAAGATGGAGGGCGGTGTCGAATGAACGGGTTCCCTCGGGACAGCTTCGGTGACCTTCCCCGTACCGAGCGCGTCCCATCCGCCGCACACCTGATAACCGATGGCGCCGGGCCGATCCCCTGGGTCTGGAGCGGGAGCGGCGAGCAGAGCGTCCATTGCGTGCGAAAGGGTTGCACCGGCTACTTCCTGCGCGTCATCGACGCCCAACTCTCACCGGGGTCTCCTAGCTACTACAGTGACACGCATCCCGATCCGATCGGCCCAGGTGGCGCTGTACCGCCCTGCCCCGACCAGCAGGTGGACTTTTAATGAGTCGCTCCATCTGGAAATACCCCGTCAGCATCGAGGACGAGTTCGAAGTCCAGATGCCCTGCGGTAGCCAAATCCTCTCGGTCCAGGTCCAGGGAGACCAGCCGTTCTTCTGGGCCAGCGTCGAGAAGGACAATGACCTCCGCAAGAGACGATTCGCCGTGCGTGGGACCGGGCATCCAACAGACGACGTCGCTACCTCCGCGTTCATCGGAACCTTCCAGCTCCACGCCGGCCAACTTGTTTTCCACCTCTTCGATCGAGGGCCAGTATGACCCCCGCCGAATCCCTAGACGCCGCCATCACCACCCACTTCGAACAACAGCGCCACATCCGCGCCCAGTACACGAACAGGGTTTCCCAGGCCGGGATGGCGCTCGAATGCCAGCGCAGAGCCCAATGGGCGCGCACCCACTGGCAAGACGCCACTCTCCCCGACGTCTCATTGCAACGCAGATACACCCTCGGGAACATCTTCGAGCCGGCCATCGTCAAGATGCTGACGGACTCCGGAGTCCCAGTCATCCAACAGCAGCGAGACCTTTCGTGGCCCGAGTTCCAGCTCACCGGGCACATCGACGGCGTGGTCCTGATCGAGAACGAACAGATCGTCCTCGAGATCAAGTCCGCTTCCCGCTTCTCTTTCGAGAAGATCCGGAAGGTCGGGAACGCCACCGGCCTCCTGATGGATCCTCGGGCCTACATCCGAGGCTACGTCGTTCAGGCTGCGCTCTACGCCCTCCTGATGGGGCTGAAGCGAGCGCTTGTGGTGTTTTGCAGCAAGGACTCCGGCGAGACACACACGATCGAGGTGAGCCTCGACGAACCGGCGGTCCTGGACGTCGCCGAGAAAGCTCTGAAGCGGTTCGAAAAGATCAACGCCGCCATCGCCGCCAAGGAAGACCTGCCGCCGGAGCCCGGTCCCTATTGCAAGGAATGCCCCTTCCTGGGGCTCTGCGCGCCGCCTCTGTCCTTCGCCTCGGCCGGCGGGATCGTGGAGGACCCGGCGGCGGAACTGGACCTCACGCGGCGTGCCGAGCTTCTCCCCGCCCATCAAGAGTTCGAGGCGATCGACGAACGGATGAAGAAGCGGTTCGACCAGGCTGGGTCCTTCATCCTCGGCAAATGGACGGTGGTCGTCCGGACTCAGGAGAAGACTTACTACGATGTGCCGAAGGACCAGAAGGAAAGATTTGCGAAGAAACGTTTCGACCTGAGGCGGGAGTATGTGGCCCCATCTGAGTAACGACGACGTCCCCTACGCCCGCGAGTACATCGCCCAGCTCGAGGAGGCCGTCAACATCGCGAGAGAGCGGGTGGAGTCGGCGCGACTGGACCTGAGCGAAGCGACCCAGGAGCTTGACGCCGCCCGTGAACGGCTGGCTATCGCCCAGCGGTTTGAGGAGGGGGCTCCGGTATGAACCGCGACGAGTACGCCCTCTATCGCAAGGAACGGGACTGTCCGTGCGCGAAGCGGTTCATTCGCCTTGGCCCCGAGCCAACCGAGGAGCCGGGCACCGGCTGTTCCACCTGCCACAACACCGGGGAGATGCGGATTCTGGTAACGATGGATCAGCGCCGGACCTGCGAAGAGGGGCTCGCGCATCGCGTATTCGAAGTCGCGAAGATCCCGTGCCCGAGTTGCCATGGGCCGGAGCTGATGAAGCTGCTCTCCCCGGAGAGGCGGTTCGCATGAGCGCCGGAGAACTCCAGACCCTCTGGCTTCCGCAGCGCTTTCCCGGTCTAAACGAAATTACAAACGCCAATCGGACCCACTGGACGAAGGGCGCGAAGCAGAAAAAGACCCTGACATTCGCCGTCAGCTACAAGGCTCTCGAGGTCGGCCTGAAGCCAGTGACGAGCGCCGTCGATCTGACGTTCGTCTGGTACGAGCCGAACCAGAAGCGAGACCTCGACAACATCTCGGCCGGTGCCAAGTTTATTTTGGACGGGCTCGTCAAGGCCAAGATCCTCCCGACCGATGGACAGAAGTGCGTGAGGACAATCCGACACGCCCTGATCGGTGAAGACTTCCGGGATGGCCTCGTCGGCGTCCGGGTGGAGATTTACGAGCGTTCTCGCGGGTCCGATCTTCCGTGGGAAGTGATCCCGAAACCGGCGGGCGAGCGCGAGTACGTCGTCACCGTCCCCTCGAATCCGAAACGAGAGATACGCAGAAAGGTGGTTGGCTAATGGAATTCGTGACATTTCAACGCGCCTACGATCGGCGCCCCATCGCCCTGTTGGCCCGTGACATTCGCGGCGTGCTGGAGATCGATAAGGACGCCACGGTCATGCTCGTCGGCCCAGACGTCACCGTCGAGGGAACTGTCGCGGAGACCGTCAAGAAGCTTGAAAAAGCTTACGAGCCCATCGGGCGCATCAAGGCGGATTGAATGAGAATCCGCCGCGAACTAGCCCGCCTCCCCGGCCTCGTCGTGGATGTAGGCTTCGAGCGCTTCGTCGCCAGCCTGAGTGACGAGAAGGGTCAATTCCTCACGACCATCCGGAAGGACAACGTGCGGAAGCGCTGCCGTCACAAGCTCCGGTTCGGTCAACCGATTTCGTTCGTCATCGCCGTGGACGACCGTACGGGGATCGCTCGACACCGCGTCGAGATCATCGGCCGGCCGGTCCACCGTTGGGAGACCGCAGCGTTCAAGGAAGCCGTGATGCCGGCCCTACGCCGGTATCGGAGAGGAGAAGCCTCAACATGGGACGAGAATACTTCTACGAGCGTCTCCGAGGAGACCCAGCACATCGCGACATCCCCCTCCGAAGGGACTGCCGGCCTCCCTCTCGATTCGAGACCCGAAGACACCCCGAGTGGTCTTTGATGGTGCAGTTCTTTGGTCGTTCGGGTATCGCGGTTTCCTCCTGGGGCTCCGCCTACACAAAGCGGGAAGCACGCCACCTAACCGACGAAATGAACAGGAGGGCGTCAACATGGTCGGATTCGCAGAGTTCTTCCGAGACTACGGCGGTATCCTCCTTGGATTCGCAGCCGTCTGCTTCCTCACCGTCACCGTCGTCTACCTGAGCCAGCGGGTGAGGTCGCGATGACTCGCCCCACGCCCGATGCCGACCGCATGCCGATGTCGCCGATCCTCGGTAAGGCCGACGAGCTGATCGATCAGGTCCGAAGGTGCTTCCTGGACCTTCGTCACGACCGTTACTGCTGGCTTCACGGTAACCGCTGCCAGAAGACCGACCGTTTCCACGTCGTCTTCACCCGCATGTCGAATCAGAAGGACTGTTGAATGAAGGTCACGTTCATCCGTGGGAAACGCGGCTTTCTGAGCCGTCATCCCCTCGAGGCTCGACGGGTCTACGCCGATCGCCTGAGCGAGGTCTTCGACGTCGCGGTACCGGGGGAGGCGAATCCCGTACGGATCTCCCTGGGCCTCGACGAGGTACTGAGTGAGGTCGTCTTCTGGCGTGAGACCGAGAGGACGGCGGATGACTACGGCGTGCTTTTTGGGGAGGTTTGGGACGCATGAAACTTCCGTGGGGCGAAGCTCGGCCGCACAAGGTCCCCAGGAACAAGCCGACGCCGCACGCGAAGTACCCCGTCCACGGCGGGAAAGCGACCCATGCCGCTCCCCGAAACAGCGACATCGGCGCCTCGTCAACTGTGGCGGTCCTGCCGCTGGGCTTCCGTCATCGACACGCCCCGTCGATCTCTCCTGACGACGCGCTACGTCTCTTCGACCGCCTCTCGCTGAACGAGGACGAGCCGCTTTAGACCGGCACAAACACCGCCTGATGCTTCAGAAAGTTCAGCCTCACACAGCGGTCGTCAAGGCCGTACTTGCACTTCTCCACGAAGAAGTCCCGGCGCTGCTTCAGGACTTGTTTCTCGGGGTCGGAAAGCGACTCCTCCTCCGACGCCGTAAGCTCGACGTTCTCCAGGCCCAGCCATTGATCCACGTCCCCGAACATGGCGCTCGAGCCTCTCCCGCGTTCCCACCGCTTTCGTCCCGGCACCATCTTCCCGTAGTGATGGACGAGGATGAACGAGCACTTCAACTCGGCGATCAGCGCTCGGAGTGGGGCCATGACCGACTTCTTCCAGGCCGAGGAATCGTTCTCGTCGGCGAACCCCGTGAAGTAGCCGAGGGTATCAAGGACGATCAGATCGGCCCCGGAACGTCGAAAGAGGTTCGTGGTGGCTGGATTACGAAGGGAGAATTCCGACATCGCGGCTGGCTGGATGAACCACCGATTCAGCCCTAGGTTCGACGAGATGCCCATGGACTTACAGGCGTCTTCCAGACGGTGCCGGTAACCGGGGCGCGAGCCCTCGGCCATCACGTAGAGCACCCGGCCGGTCTTCGGGATGTTGAAGCCCAGGAAGGGCTGGCCCGTGGCGAGGCAGAGAGTGAGCTGGGTTAGGACCGTTGACTTTCCGACCTTCGCCTCTGACGCCACCATCGTCACGCTCTGCCTGGCGATCAGTCCACCGATCAACCATTCGAACTCCGCCTTCTCCTTCAGGAAGTCCGTGGCGACGACCGGGGGCTCGCCTCTATCGGCCAGCGCCCCAAGGGCCTGAAGGTCGTCGTCGATCTGATTGATCTGGTCTAAGAGTTCGGCCTTGCGTTGCTCGAGGTGACGAATGGGGATGGCGGGATCCCTCACCGCTTCGCCCTCCTCATAGCCGCCTCCTCCTTAACCATTCGCACCCTCGTATCGAACTCATCCTCGGTCACGCACGCCAAATCCATCATCCAGGCTAAGGCAGTCGGCCAATCCAGGCCGGTCGGCGTCGGTACGTGCTGTCGATACAGCTCCACGTACAACGTCGTCGGTTCGTAAGAGCGCTTCGGGAACGACCGCATGACGTCGAACATCTGAGCCCTGGCGGGGCACCCGAAGTCCCGGTCGTTCAAGATCGCCGCTCGATCCATCCACTCCGGGATCACGATCAGGCTGCCGAGAAGGGCTGTTTCCAGGCGGGAAATGGGTGGTTCGCAGGAGTCACCGGGCCATTCGCCGTTTGGGACTTTCATGCCGTCTCCGACGTGTTCGCCGGTTCAGCTTCGATCTCGCGGGGGAAGAACAGGTACGACATCACCCCGATGCCGAAGCCTCCGCTAGCCCCGTAGATCGGCATCGTCATCATTCCGAAGTGATCCCAGAGCCAATGCTCGAAGCCGAGTCGCCGGGCCGCGAACAGGAACCGGATGAGCGCAACCTGATCGGCCGTCTCGACACTCAGGACGCCTTGCGGTCCCTCACTCTCCCGTAGGTTGAGCTGCCATTTCGTCCCGCGTCCGAGATCGCCACCGTCGAGGTCCACGAACGCGGAAACCCCCTCGGGTGTCGGCGGGAACTGGAAGGTGGCGGATACGAGGGGGCGCGGCCAATCGTCCAACGATTTCTCGGTCACGAACTTGTCTCGAAAGCTGAGTCCGAGTGTCTCCCCGGCGTAGACGAAGGACGCCAAGGCATCGACGTCGGCCGTCGTGATCGTCATGCCGTCCGCGACGTACTTCACCTTCATGCGTCGGCTAGCCATTGATCCTCGCCTTCTTAGCCTTCGTTTCGGCCGCTCCATTCAGAATCATCAATCCCGAGTAGCCGTACAGCATGCAGAGGCACCCGATCGTACCCACGGCCAGCCGTGTCGCCCAACCGGGGCTGATGGCAGCGCCAATCAGGGCTGCGCCTCCGACGATCGAGAGCGTTGAGCCGAGGAAGACTAGGAGGGGCTTCATTTCGACCTCGTCAGCGGCTTGTAGCTATTGAGGAACGCCGCGAACTCCTTCGGGTCAACGTGCCCCAGGAGAATCATCGGCAGCGCGCACTCGTACGGCGGAGCAGGAGGGTCGAAGATCACGTTTCCGGTCCAGTTACGACGCTCCATCTGACGACGGGGCGAGAGGAGACGGTCCAAGGCTCTATAGCGGTGACTTCGCAGAAGCCAGCGAAGAAGTCTCACGATCGCCACTCCGCAATGATTCGCCGGAAGCGATCCCGAAGGTAGTAGGAGAAGTCGGTACGGGACTGCTTGGCGATCATCACCCTGAGCTGGTCTTCGCAGTCGCACTCGTCAGCGATGCCGTGGTAGGGGATCACCATCGGCTCCGATCCCTTCGGAATGCAGGCCGACATCTCGGTGAGATCCTCGAGTGTGGCCGCAACCAGATCATCCAGGAGTCGTCCGTTAACTTCCGCCACGGTTCTTCTCCTCCTCGATTCGTTTCGCGTCCCAAGGCGTTCCGTCCGGATCTACCGGCGGTCTTCCACCCGGAGACCGGGCCTTCTCCGCTTCCGTCGCCTTCGAGCCCTGACACACCAGCCGGTGAGCAATGTACGGGTCCTCGTCAAAGAGCTGCGCCGTACCCTTGTCGCCAGAGAAGGCCCAAATCGTCTTCTTGTCGCCGAGCCCCACTTCCTCCAGGCGATACCGACCATCCCGGCGCGGCTTGGCGTCGAGGGTGATCGGCTCGCCGTGAGGGTGGAGTCGGGCCTTGACGACCGGGGCCTGGCAATGACGGCAGACGGAAGGCACGGACGCCTACTTTCTCATCTTCTGCGCCGCCGCAATGGCGACTTTGTACCCATCGCGCTGCTGGATCGCCTTCACCCGAGCCTTCTGCTTCGGCGTGAGGCTGCGGATCGTGCCCATGTACTTGCCGTGGAGCTTGAGCCAGGTGGGGACGGGCTTCTTGACCTTCGGCGGTCTCGCATCGGCGATCTTCATGACCGGCGCGAGCGGCCTCGCGTCGTTCATCTCCTCGTGTAGGCGGTTGATGTAGAGCGATAGCGCGTTGATGAAATTCGAGAGGAGGATCTTCGTGCCGACACGCTTCGGAACGGCGCTCACGCGACACCAGCCTCGAGGGCGTGCTTCAGCAGCCTATCGGTCTCCTTCCCGATCTGCCGATCCTCCTTCTTCGCGAGAGCCTCCACCTGACGGTAGATGTCGGCGTCCACGGAGATCGAGATTCGAGTCGGGGCCTTCTTCTCGGGCGCTCCGGCGTCGGTAATGGCGGGGGCGGGGCTAACATTGGGACTCATCGGTCTTCCTTTCTGGGGCTCTCGGCCCGGTTCAGCTTTTGTAGTCGTTTGAATTCTTGATGACGGTGGAGGGGGCAACAGAAGCGCTGCCATTCGCGCTTGGGGACGAAACGCTCTTCACAGCCGGGCTTGGCGCAGGAACGAAGGTGTGGATTATCCACTCGGCCTCTCCACCCTCTTAACCGGAATCCCAGCACGCTCCGCCTTCTTGATGCAGTCCGCCGTACCGCGTCCACCGGGGAATGCGAGGACGAAGTCGGGGTGCTCCGCGATCATCGCGGCATTGCGAATCGGACCTGCCGATAGTCCTCGGTTCGGCCAGTCGGCCCTGTGGACGCTGACCGTGCAACCGAGACCCCTGGCGAAACCGGCGGCGATCTGGTCTGCGCCTGTGGCGTCCCCGACGATGACGTGATCCCACGGGCAGATGTGGTTCGCGAGTTCCGTGTAGACCCAGGGCTCATCTTCCAGGTCGCGGCCTCCGGTTACTAGGATGCGGGTCATGCGCGGCGGTTCCATTGCTCCGTGGGCACGCCGTAGGCGCCCTCCATACAGCCAGGCGTAGGACAGACCCACCATCCGTCACCGATCGGTTTTCCGCCGATGTCATCGCACGGCTCGGCTTTCGCTCCACAGAACGGACACGGGAGAGGCTTCGGCTTCCAGACATCTCTCCACGCCGCCTTAGCATAGTCGTACGTCATGCCGACGCCGTCCGACGCGAAAAAGTCGATAGCCCGATCCCATTCCTGCTTCATCGCCTTCTCGAGAATCCGCTCGAAAATCGGCCCGACGATGGACTCCGCGTACGGTCTCGGTATCTGGCAAAACGCCTCTACCGCCCACGCTCTCGGATTGTTCGGCTTCTCGCTCACCGGACCTAACCCTCCGCCTTCACCGGGATCGCGGTCGGTCCTCGCGCGATGTAGAGGAGGTGCATGATCGCCTCCGGCGACTCCTTTACGTGCAGGTCGTCCATGGCCTTGTATCGGAAGGCAATCGTTGACCCGCTGCCGGACGGCATGTCGGTGCCCACGCCTATGATGTCCGCGTGCCTCACGTAGACGAGGCGATCGACATGGTCCGGGTACACGCCGGTCAGCGCCAGGAACTCCACCGCCTACTCCAGCTTCCGCTCCACGACCGGCTTATCCTCGGTCTCGAAGACGGCGATGCAGGCGTAGAGCCCGAAGACGTTCTTCTCGTTCTGCTTCGCCTGCTGTTTGGCGATGGCACGGGCCTCGTCTTCGGGAACGGGCTTCGAGATGAAGCCGTTGTCGCCGTAGACGAGCCAGGTCTTCTTGGTCGAGATGTCGATGGGCATGGGAATTCCTTTCTGTTGATAGAAGTCGGGCGGCATGGCTTTCTCCTTAAGAACTTCCAGTAGTGCGATGGCCTCCATCTCGTCTCTGCCTACGGGACCGCCGCCGTAGTACGGACCAGGCGTCTGCTTAATCCACCATGAGCCGCCGGAGTCCCGGTTGAACTGTTGGCCGATAGGGCCGCCGCCTCCGCCGTAGCCACCATGGATCGCACAGTACGGGCATCCGGAGGTAAAGCTATGGGGACAAGGGCCGTTTCCGATTCCTGCCATGGTCATCTCAATCTAGGGCCTAGACAATGCATTTTCAAGGGTGGGGAGGAAGATTTTTGTGGGCGACGGCGATGTAGTTGGCCGCCGTCCTATAGTCGCGGGTGCTGGTGCTCGGCACAGCGCTCTCGTGCGTGAGTTTCGCCAACTGCTCTACGACGGACGCGAGCGAGGTAAGGGTCGCGGCTCGCTCTCCGAGTAGCTCCCTCACCACGACCCGCAGTCGCCCAAGTTCCTCCTCCTCGCTCTCGAGGATGGGATGCGGGAGGGAGACCGTCATGTTGATGGCCTGGAATTCGAAGCCCTGGGATAGACGGTCGAAGTCACGGTCCTCCCGGCAGCGTTTCAGGAAGTGCTCGAGATTATCGACCCGTGTATCGGTCGGCAGGAGGATCAGGATCTTGCCGGCGTCGTAGACGTGAACCGGGTAGGGGTGACACATGGACCCGAAGATGTGAATCGCCATCGTCCGGAACGCGTCGTTCGTGAGGAGCTGGCCGAGGCGGGTATAGGTTTCGTCCGGAATGGCGGGTGGCTTGGGCAGGGACTTGAAGAACTCTTCGATCATGGTCATTTGGGCTCCTCTTTTTCTCCGAGCACCTCGAGAAGGTCGTCGAGGGCGAACTGATATTCGGACCTGGCGGCCACGCGGTTTTCCTTGGCCCACGCGACAACGTCGTCAACCTTGACGAATTCGCCGTCATCCTGATCCCAGCACTCGCCTTCCCAGAAGACGTAGCGGGTGAGCTTCATTTTTCCTCTCTCAACCACAGCTTCCGCGTCGAGTCATAGATAACGATGTTCGGGTTGATGTCGTTGCCGGCCTCGCGCTCGCGAGCGAGCCACGCGTCTACCTCGGCCTGAGGGACGCGGTACTGTTCATACCTTTCCTTGGCGCGACGTTCCATTTCGGGCAGCTCGCGGAGGTATTCCTCAGGAAGCGGCTCGAGCTTCTTCCCGCAGCATTCGAGTTTCCGCCAGCCACAAGCTGGGCACGGACGGGAGAAGTGGCGCGGAGAAGGATCCACAATCTCGTGACCGTTCGTGCAGCGTAGTGATCGGTACCAATGATTCGGATCGTGAAGGTGCTCGTTCACCGGGATGTAGCCGATCATGGTGCAGCCATAGCTCTCGGTGGCTTCGGCGACGTCGCACTCCGGGCACGGTGGGGAGAGGGGGATGGTCTTCATTCCATCATATCCACGGAGTCGGGTTGGCCGAGACGAACGATCGTCTCGTCGTAATGAACCGGCAGCCGGGCGAAAGCCCGTCGCCCCTCGATAACGTCGATCGCCACCTTCAGCGCCTCGTAGTACCCGATCGCGTTCTTTGTCGTCAGCGGCATGAAGTAGCAGGTCTCGATGTCACCGGGGGTAAGTCCGTGTTTGACGAGGCGGGCGTATCGATGCACCTGTTTGTAACAGGTCTTCGCGGGATCGCCGGCCCAGAAGCTGGGGAACCCGGTGTGGTTCCAGAGAATCCCATCGGCCTCGCGATCGGAAACGTTAGGGAGGACCGCCCGAACGATATCGCGGGCTGTCGTCTGACCAGTGGTTATGTCGGACTTTTTCATTTCACCTCCGGCGGATAAGCATCCTTGAGATCGGCCCACCAGGCGAGAGGGAGAGCCTCGCTCACGATGGGGGGCGGCCACCGAGACCACGAGAGGGGCGCATCGGGCTCGTATCTCACCATGACGGCAAATGGCTTCCCGTTCTCGTGACCGGCCACGAGATACTCGCCCTTCTCTTTCGGAGTCTCGTCTATTGGGTGCCAGACTAGGGTGGCGTAGAAGAGGAGGGTCACGACGGCTTCTTCCCGGCCGCACACTCAGGCTCGGCACAAGTCTCCGGCAGCATCCCCTCCTCCTTCAGCTTCGGGATAAGGATGTTTCGGACGTCGTCTGGGCTAAATCCCGCATCCACCGAAACGTCTCCGGTGAGTTCATCCGGCCCAGGGGGATCACACTCAACCAGTTCGTCAATCGGAATCCCGAAGACATGGCGCGAGAAGATGACGGCGTTGTATTCGCCGCCCACGTAGACGGTGACCGTGCGATCCTCAGCGTAGGAGTAGATCGTGCAGCGGTGACCCGAGCCGATTCGGTAGAGACGATCCGGAGGCTTGGCGGCAACCATGTCGCGAATTACCTGCGGGCGCTCGGCCAGCCATTCGGCTAGGGCGTCTTCGTTCATCTCGAGGATCTTCATTCGTCATCCTCCCTATCCGTGAACTCCTCGGCGATCTGGCCGGGGATCGTCGCCCATGGCTTGTACTCGGAGGACGAGATCCATTGGCGCTCGATCTTCCACTCGGTCGTCTCGAGATCGGCAACGACCCGGAGCGACGCGAAGATTCGTGGGCCGTACATCTTGTCGAGCACGAACGTCTGATCGCCTCCGAACTCCAGCGGCAGGCCGTCCGGGTAGCAGGCGTTGTGGTAGGCGAGGGAGACGCCACCGACCCAGGAATGAATGGTCCCGACGTGGATGACGTCGTAGCCCTTCGAGCCCGAGGGGATCATCCGTTTGCACCGAATGCAGCGCCAGTCGAGACCACCGCCTTCGTCGCGTTGACAGGCGGGATGAGGCTGGGTTTCGATTGGGGTCTCGTCCCTACACCAACAGCGGGTGATCGTTTCGCCGCAGGAGCACACGACACGACCGATGTGAGGGAGATTGGGATGGACGGCGTCGGTCATCGCGGCCTCAGCGCCATCGGGACTCGAAGTTTCCGAGCGGGGACGACCTCTGGCTCCTTCGAGCGGATCGCTCGATTGGCGAGGATGAGGTTGCCGGCGTCCAGGAGAGCCGCGCGTAGATCGCGGTCGTTGGAGAAGTCGCCCGTGAGCAGGTTCGCCACCTCCCAGATTTCCACGCCGAACAGCTCCTTGCGCCTGACGTAGAGGACGGCGTCGGCGTCTGCCTTTGCTCTGGACTTTCTGACGTCGGCCTTGGTGATCTTCACGCTTCCTCCTCCATCCCGTAGCGGTCACGGGGCTCGGGGCGATAGTCGGTGATCCCGCAGCCGCAGCTCTTCCCGCCACACCACGGCAGCTCGTTTCGTGTACGGCCGATGGTGCGGGGATCGGCAGGCTGCCAGCGGTGCTCGGCTCGAGCCTTCTCCTGCGCCTCCCACATCTGGCTGCCGACGAACGGGCCACGTCCGGCATCGGGAATGCGAAAGGCCCACATCTTCTCGAGACGGCGGCGCTGAATGACCTCGGTTCGGTGGCGACGTTCGGCTCGGGTCATTTCGGCACCAACCTCTTCGTCTCCTCGGCGAGCTTCGAGAGAAGCTCTGGGAGTTTGTCGAAGGCCATAAGACGCTCACCGATCGACGCCTCGAGCCAGGGCCGAGAGCTGTCGCAGCCATCCACGATCTCGAGGCTCCACTTTTCGGCCGGCGCCTGATTGGGGCTTGGAGTCGCCCGCCTTTTCCACGCAAGATCGGGTACATAGCCACCACCCTTTCGCCCGGACCAGGTACGAGCCTCGACCGTCACCTTGGCTTCCCGGAGAAGGCATTCGACACCTCGAACCTGGTGAGCCGCCCGATCCGCCGCCTCCCAGAGAAGCGGCATCGCCGCCCGGATCTCGTCGATCGGAGCGTGGAGTTCAGGGGGAAGGGAGTCCTTAACCTCGTCGGTCATACGGTACCTCGGTTTCAATATCTCCGACATCGGAGGCTAGGAAACGGCCCCAGGACGCCCGAGGCGCCACGATCGGTTCGGAGCCTCCCGAATCGAAACGGACGGGTGAGGGGGAGTTTTCGCCCTGGCGCCCCCGCCAAATGCGTGCCCGGTGCCTTCTGGGGGCTTCGGGGGAGGCGGAAAGGAGTTCCTGGGTCGAGATCGGGTCGGGGAAGAGGGCGAACTTCATGGGGTGACCTCGGGAGAGGACACTGATTCCTCCTCGAGCCGGCGGAGGAGGACCGAGTGGTCGTGGAGATCCTCGGCCAGCCATTCGGCGGCATCGGCGGTGAGGTGGAGCTTGAGGCTCGCCCCACCGTGGGCCACCCGGATGTCGAGGATGACCTCGCGGGTCTTTCGGTCGAGTTCGACGAGATAGCCCTTCATTCCGGCTCCCGAAGAAGGGTCCAGCCATCCCGAGAGCGGACGGCCTTCCGCACGCGGTTACTCCAGCGCCGGAGCTGGGAGGCCGGGATCCGGCCGTAGACGACGAGGCGGAGGGGCCACTGGGCGGAACGGGGGTCGATGGCTACCCAGACGGGGACTTTCCAGCGGTCGAGGTCACCCCAGAGGGCAGCTCCGAGCTTTGAGGCGTCGTCGCTCGTGGTTCCGTAGCGGAAGTCGAACCAGATGGCTTTCCAGGTGGGGGGCGTCATGGGTTCCTCGCCAGCGTGATGAACCGAGCCGCAACGTGGTGCGTCGCGGCGCTACACCCACTGGTCTTGCAGAGGGCATCCGTCGATTCGCCGCAGTTGCAATCGAGGAGATCGGCGAGTTCCTTGGCCGTGGTGGCGCGGGACACCTGCCGCTCGGCCTCGAGTCCTCGTTGGAACTTCGCCGAGAACTCCTTTCGGCAGTCTTCGCAGCGGCAGCCGGCAACGTGGCCGACGTAGAGATCGGGCGGGAGAAGATCCGAGGTCTTCATGCCACCCTCCGAAGGATTCCCCGGACGACTTTCGGCGCCCAGACGGTGTGGCCGGACTTTTCAGTAGGGCTCATTCGGTTCCTCCTCGGTCGTCTTGTCGGTTGGCTCCGGTTTTGGGATGGCCGCTTCGTGCTGGGCGTTTTTCTCGAGAAAGGCTCGATCGATGGTGCCGGTGGGCTTCGAACCGTTCGGTGAGACCGGGTTGTCGTACTGGCCCTCCTCGATCTTCGTGAGGGAATCTGGATGGAGGAGGAAGTCGATCGACGCCCTCCACCCTTTCGAGCCGTTGGCGAAGTGGGATCTGGCGAGACGTTGGACCGCCGATGTCCAGCGAAGAGGGTCCGAGCATCCAGAGATCCTCGCCAAGGCAAACCTCGCTCGCTTCGAGGTGAGAGAAGCCTTCGGTAGAGATCCGGAATGGAGGTTCCATATCTCAATCAAATCAGCGGGCGAGAAGGTATTCTCTCTCTCTCCTTCTGCTTCTGCTTCTGCTTGTGTTACTTTACGGTCACGCGTTACGTTTCCGTCATCAGTCACGCGTAATGTCTCACCCGTGACGCGTAACGCTTCTGCCTGACGGT